TGGAGCAGCACCGCCACCTAGATCGCCTCCTTCAGTTGGTTCACCGCTCTGCATAAACTGTTCTCTCCAATTTGGACCCATAGCCACAATCTGACTAACCTCCCATTCAAGAGCTTTATCTTTTCGAAGCATGTCTCTATTAACTTTAATTTCGCCGTCGGTCCATTTTAACATATGCTTCTTAGCATATGAATCAGAGATTAGCGGATTACCGATTGCGGTTGCGTAATTGTTCCATTTAAGTTCATGGAGTTGTTGATTTCGAAGTTCTTGAAAATTTTCTGGCGGATTAAATTTTAATTCAAAATGATTCTCTTTAACTTCATACTCATCCCATAATTCTCTAAGCTTTAGATGAGTAATAAAGGCTTCTTTAAGACCTTGAGCAAATTGTTGTTGAAGTCTAATAATGAATCTTGCAAATTTTAACTCTTCACGAAGTATGGTCGAGCCATCTGTAGTTGCTTGAGCTTCAGGATCTAATCGAGCTACTGGCACTTTAAGAGCTCTGTATAGCTTTTGCTTAAAATAATTTAAATCGTCTAATTCGCCTAAGTTTTGACCACCGGCTAATGTAGTAACTTGAGTACCTTCACTACCCGCCCTTTTAGCAAACCAGAAGCTATCAAGCATTGATTGAGGATTGAATGCTTGAACTCCTTTACCTTGACTAGAATCATATGTTTTTCTAGACCAGTAATTTTGCATTAGCTTCTTTAAATATGCTTCTGCTTTTGGTGGAGCCATATTACCTACATCAACATTAAATACAAGTCTTTCCGGAGCTCGTACTAGTCTGTAAATAATAATTGCATCTTCGATTAGCGATAGCTGCCGGTACGCTCTACGTGCATTTTCAATAAAAGGTAATCTCAGCGTCTTTGTCTCGTTCCACATACCGCTGTGAACGTATGTAATTTGATGTTTATCAAACGGAATAAATTGAGGTTTACCTTCTTCTTGTATTTGCTGGCCTTTAGGATCTTTCTTTTGTAAATTAGGTTTACGTAATAAAAATCCTTTAATAAGAAGATTAGCAATATTGTCATATATAGGATCTACTAAATCGCTAGGGACAGTAACAATACCTAATATGCCCGCTTCTTTGTGCTCTTTATGAATAACGTGTTCAAAATATATCTCACCATCCACAAGTAATTGTCTGAAATACTCCCAACCTTTTTCTTCGAGCATATAATGCTTGAGAAATTTTCTAAACTCTTCTTGTAACTGATCTGAAATATGAGTATTATATTCTTGTTGTGGATCTATAACGAGATTAACAACTGAACCTTTGTGGTCTTTAACAATACACTCATCGCAAATTTCATCCAGAGCATCTGCAACCTCGGCAAACTGAGCCATGACTCTATAGTCTCTGAGTCGTTTTGACTTATCAAAGTCTACGTTGGCATACATGAATGCGTGATAATTCTTATCAAGCGCAACACTCGCCATTGGATGAATATCAGATCCAGGTTTGTGTGATGATACTGAATGCTTATTAAGTAGCTCTTCTCTCTTATCTCCAACCTTAAAGAAATCTTTATATCTAGGATTGAGCGCGTTAATATCGTCAAGCACCTGCCAGGGCTGACCATACGGAAGCCGCTCAGAGACGTACGTCGCTAACTGTCTTCCAAATGTACTACCTTCGTTATCGGCCATAGTTATTAATATTTATGCAGAAACGACTATTGAGCAACCGCTCATGTCTCTAGTAAACATAGCGTATCCTGCTATGTTTGATATAATTAAATCCATATTACCGGCTGCTTGAGCTGCTGATATTGTTATTGTCATTGAATGGTCATTAACAACATGCCATTGATCAGCATCAAGCTTAACTCCAGAAAAAGCCGGAAATTGTGATAGTAAATCTCTGCCGGTAGTAGCTACCGCGTTACTAAATAAATCATATTTGCTGACTGCAGAAAGAGCATTAGTATATACACCTTCATGCGCGCTCACATAAACAGCTTGCGTGTGCGTTAAGCTATAACCAAATAATTCTAAGTTAGCATTAAAGCCTGCTTTTAATTTGAGATACTCGCCAGGAAATTCATATGAAGGCTTTATATTGGTTATTTGAGGTCTCGCTGACAGCGATACTATTTCAGTGCGGTTATGCCTGGCACCTATTACTGTTGCACTAGTTGTTGTAGTATTGCTATGCATATTATATGATATCGAATCCTGTTACTGGAGTAAATCGAGAATCTATATAGAAGATTCTGTCACCGTCGGGTTGCGTGATGTCGGAGAATAACCAGCCCTTAACTGTAAATGATGTATCTGCTGTAACTCTGTAAGGCGAAGATGGACTTAAATCTGCCGGATATGTTAAGGATGTTGAACCTGACCATAGCACCTGAGATCTTAACTCCTCCATCTGAGGGGTAAAGTCTGTAGGTACTTTCCATGAAATTACAATATACGGATTTGTATATGGAATAAAATTGGACAGTATTTGATCCATGTCTGTTTGAAATCTAGTAATAATTGACATACTAATCTCAACATCAATAGGTACCGGGGCTGGTATAAAATTTGATATCTCCTGCGACATGTCGCTAGGATTATGATAGGATCCAGTTATCTTATTGAAGACTCGAGTTTCATCTCTATTAACACTTGCTATGGATACTGATATAGCAGGAATAGTTATATGTTGAGCTTTATTAACAATATCATGCAATACCCGCTCTTTTGGCGCATACAAATACTTGACTTGGATCTTGTCTTGAATCTCTCGTTGCTTATTATACCGATTAATTACAACATCATCAAATGCGGCTATAAATTGAGTGACAATATCTTTTATCTCAAAATGATATGGCTGCTTCTTCACTATATATACTTAATCTAAATTCTTCATCTTGATGGTTAGTGTATTATCAAGAAATTTAGATTTTTTACCTACTTCTTTATGTATAGCGCTGATTAATAGAGATAGTTTCTTGTCACCTTTATGTATATGTTTGTTAGAATAATCAAAGATATATTGATCTTGTTGATGCTTTATACTGTACGGTACAGGAATCTCATATGTTTTGCTAGGATACTTTTCGGTCTTGAGTATAAATGAGATATAAAAGTCTTTTACATGAAACAGCACTAGCAATCCTTCACGAATAGTTTTATTGTTAATACTAAAACTAACGTCTCGCTGAAGTAAATTTTTCAGGCATGTGTCTAGTTCTTGTGGTGTCATACACTCATAAACGCTGTTTTTTGCTGAGGTGTCATCGCTGTAAGTTTTTCAGTAAAATATTCCCAAAATGTATCATCTGCAGGAATTATAGATATTAGATCGCACTTATCTACATTTATAGTCCTATAGCCTTGCATAAAAATGTCCCATGTTATAATTAAATTTTTGGTATTGGGATTATAGTCAGGGCTCGATTTAGGAGGAGTATACCTTAGCGCCAATCTACCTTTTTTTGAATTTAATAGGTTGGTACTATTCGTACACAGCATTCGCCGTTCCGCCGGAAACCCAGGTTTAGGATTCCTTCTTGCGAATTTTACTTCCGCTACGTTTTGTTGAAGTACGCTTCTTAGAGCTGGTAGACTTACTCGCATTTTGTTTATTTAATGATCCAGGTTTGCAAATGCCAAAAATTCTACCCTCATTTAAGAATGTAGCATCTTTAATAACACCAACCCCTTCAACATCTAAGTTACTGCAAGGAATACCTTTATCACTTGGGAAGCACACAAAATCATTAACTTTAACTCTTCTACAATTATGGCCAGCTAAGACAACTTTTCCAATTCTCCAAGCCTTCTCTACATGAGCAATCGGAATAGCAATACCATTCCTGAGCACAGTAGTTCCCCGGTCATCACCCGCGTCAGCATATTGAATTAAGATAATATCGTCTAATACTTCGGACAATTGAAATCCGAATATCGTAAAATTATCGTTACGATAATCGTTGAAATCAATTATACTATAATCGTTTGATTCTAAATTTGCTTGCGCTTGTTCTAACACTCCCATGATTTTTTAATTCCTTCTATATCAAGATCTGACTGTTCTATGTAATAGTTAATCTCTCGTTTAGATAGTTCAAGGTTAGACGCAAGAGTACCTATAATCTCTTCTTCTTCCTTTTTATCTGTTTTATTCTTTTTTATATATTTGATGCGGCGCGGAGATGAATGAGGCATAACATTAACCATAAAGTTATATGCTTCAGCTTTTGTTTCAAAAATAGAATATAGCCGGTTACTAGTAAAATTAACTACTGTTGCGACTTGAGGCGAGTACATGCTCAGCCATCTATTGATCATATAAGGGTTATAGCTTGACTCATGTTCAATATTATCTATAAGAGTTCCTTTTTTATGATAAAGAATATCGTTAATGTAGTCAAAGATAGTATTCATTATTTGATAATAATTTTGGTAGTAGCTAAAAACATGTCATCATTCATAGCATAAAATACGTCAATAACAGACTTCATAAACGAGTCGCTTTGATCATCTGTAAGATTGGTTGAATAAGCAAATGCTGGAGCCTTGCGCCCTGCTGTGATGTTAATTGCTGTATGTCCAAGTGCAGCGCCGTTCTTAACATACGTGATACTAACACTACACTTACCTTTCGGTTGAATGATTCCGTGCTGTTCAAATTCTTTATGAACAATCAAATCATCGCCGTCAATTTCAATTGGTGCTTTTAAATATTGAGTGCTCAATATATTACCAATCTGTGTATTGAATAATCGCTGCCACGCAACAGCTCCAAAGAAATCTAAATTTGGAATCTCCCATACAAAGTTAATTGCATCATCACTATAGATATAATCATTCTTCAACGTATCCTCAAGATCGATCATACCATCTGCTTCGACGAGCATAGGAGCTCTAAAAGCTAGAATATTACCTATAGGAAGTGTCTTGTTCCGAAAATGCTTATACGCAAATCTATCATGAATTAGATTACCGTCATACAGATCAATATCTTTAACAATCATATGGTCATATTATAGTATAACATTATTTAAAATGCAAGCGATTAAACATAAACATTATACAGAGTTGGGTGATTTATTATATCCTTAATATCAGTCGCACTTCTAGCGGCTAAGACGTTGCACATCATATAATGATCATGGGTTGAGCGCTGATCAATAAGGCCGTTTGTACATACAGTATAGAAATTAGTAAGACCGTATTTTATCAAATAATCACAAACGCCCTTTAAGGTTATATTTGAGTCTTTAAATGTATTACCATACTCAAATTGAACATATGACGTATTATGCAGTAGCTCACCGGTACCTTTTAAAACTTCTAGCTCAAAGCCTTCAACATCAATCTTAAGAAAGTCAATGTGACTGATATTCTTACTTTTCGCGTAATCCTCTAGGCGGGTTGTCTCGATGAATAAATCTGGCTGCAAAACGGGCCCTTCTATATTTTGTGATATAAACGTACCATTACCGTGCTCGGAGTTGAAAAATCCGAGAGGTTCATTCGAATTACCAAGACCGCAATTATTAGCATATACGTTAATATCACTGCCAATATGCTTAATATTTTCTTCTAGGCGAGCATAATTTTTAGGATCAGGTTCAAACAAATGATAATCTGTACCGGGTTCGGTTAGAAAATATGTATCATCTCTAGCACCGGCATCGACTAATACCTTAATTTTATCTCTGAGATGTTCATATAAATGAAGCTCACCATTTTGAGATGCAATACCATACCCGAGATTATATGCCTTTACCAGCTCAAAATTTATTCCATCCCCGGTATATACGAGCTGTTTGATACCGGTGTGATTAGGGTCTAATCTAGCAATTTGTATTCGCTCATTAACCTCCTGCAATTCCTTATTTGTCATAAAGCAGCTCTCGCTGTATCTCGTAATTCAACTTCAGATTTAATCCAATTATATGTATCTGTTAAGCCTTCTTTTAACGGCTTGGATGGAGCCCATCCGAGCTTCTCTTTAATTAAAGTGTTGTCTGAATTTCTACCAGCTACACCGAGCGGGCCCGGTACATGCATTTTAGATAGTCTCCTATCACCAATCTCACACGCATAGTCAACTAATTGATTAATCGTTACCATTTCATCAGACCCAATATTTACAGGGCCGATAAACTCAGATTCCATCAATCTGCGAATACCTTCTACACATTCATCAATATATAGAAAACTTCTAGTTTGCGTACCGTCGCCCCAAATTTCAACCTCTCCGAGAGATTCAATAACTTTACGACATATAGCAGCTGGAGCCTTTTCTCGGCCTCCGTCCCATGTGCCTAATGGTCCAAAAATATTATGAAAGCGAGCAATACGCACAGGTATGTCATGATTGCGGTTATATGCTAAGTACAATCTTTCACTAAATAATTTTTCCCATCCATATTCAGAGTCAGGATTCGCGGGGTATGCGCTATCTTCAGCGCAATTAGGATTACTAGGATCGAGCTGATTATGCTCAGGATACATACAAGCACTACTACTATAAAAAATTTTAGTTCTACCGTCATTAAATTTATGAACAGCTTCTAATACGTTAAGATTAATAGTTGCTGAATTATGCATAATATCAGCATCATTTTCACCTGTAAAAATAAAACCAGCTCCTCCCATATCGGCGGCTAGCTGATAAATTTCATCAAACGGTAATTTATACTGCTCAGGAACACTCTGATAAAAGTTTCCCTGTGCACCATCAAACCGTACGGCACGTTCACAAATTTTATAATCACGTAAATCATGACATACAAATTCATCCGCTTCAGTCTTATTGTATTCAGGCTCTTTAAGATCAATACCTCTAACCCAATACCCTTCTTCTTTTAATCTCGATACAAGGTGATTACCAATAAATCCACCTGCACCGCATACTAGTGCTGTTTTCATAATTTTAAATTTTTAATAGTGTTAGTTGTTGATTTGCCTTCAATATAGTTAAAAATTTTTACTTCTGATATATCACTACCAACAACATTTTGTGGCTCATAATCTCCACCTTTAACAATTATAGCTGGTTGTATGCGCTTAATCAACTGATAAGGTGTATCCTCATCAAAAATTATTACATCATCAACATATTTTAATGATTCGAGTACATACATTCGCTCCAATTCACAGTTTACCGGTCGATCGGATCCTTTTAGCCTTTTTACGCTGTCATCGCTGTTCAAACCTACTACAACTTTACCCTGACCTCCATGCAAAGCCTGATAGGCTAATTTATGGCAATATTCAAGAAGCTTAACATGCCCGAGGTGAAGTATATCAAAACACCCGTTAGTGAAGATAATTCTCATATTGTACCGATTCCTTTCTGTTGTACCGCAGCTGTTGAGCATTTATTGGCATATTTAATGGCTCGCTCTATATTTCCGGTTTCCAAATATCTAACAACTAAGCCAGCTAAAAAAGTGTCACCTGCTCCAGATACATCCTTAACATCTACTTTTTTAACTGGAAATGATTTATCTTTATATACACAACCTTGCGCGCCTACTGTATGAATAATTTTATTATGTAGCTGATCATCGATTACATTTTTTGGATTTGTATATTCTTTATCGTTAATTTTAATAAATTTAGCTCCTGCAGCCCAGTCATTTAATGGTTTTTTTGTATCTAAAAACACACAACTGTGGTTTTCAAATACGGCTTTTATATACTCTATAGACAAAAACCCTTTATTGTAATCTGATACAATAACTGCATCAAACGCATTCCATTCAATTGAATTAACATTAATATTACACGGTTGTATATCACATTTTGAATCAACACGGACAAACATATAGTTCGAATCCTTATCTACATATCTAGTTTTTGTGATATTTTCCCAATCTGAATTTGTTATAATACTACAATCTATAGAGAGTGTAGTTATATTAGTTTCTACATTCTTAGCCATGCCCCCGCTTTCAGACATATGCGCTACGTCTAACACCTGTACAGGAAACTCAGGCGCTAATCGGCTACACGAGCAATATATAAATATATCTTTACAGCTGTCACCTATTACAAGTACTCGGCTCATTTCATAAGTTCATCATAAGAGCTAATTTTTGCCCAAAATCTCTTTTAAACCATTTTACAGTTTCTTCAATTCCCTGCTTAAAGCTCATCTTAGGTTTGAATCCAAGTTCATTTACGATTCGGTCAGTACTAACCATTCTAAAGGGAATAGTTGTAGGCTTGGTATCGTCATATACTACCTCAGGCGTTTTACCTGTTACCTCTAATATTGTATTTACAATATCCTCAATAGTTACCGTTGAGCCGTAACCTAAATTATACGGTCTCATAGATGTACCTTTTTCTAGAACCAACAAAGCCCCGTCAACTACATCAGTGACATATAAAAAATCTCTAACAACATTTGGAGATCCCCATACAACTAATGGATTCTCCTCTGTTATAATTCTATTAATTAACGCTGGAACAACGTGACATGTTTCTAGATCAAAATTATCATGTGGACCGAACATCGCAGTTCCTCTACATATCGCTATTTTCATATCTGACAGATGTGATGCATGCTCTAATACTTTCTCTCGATACCTTCTCATCCATCCATATCCATAGTATGATATATACGGTTCATCGTCCCAGTATTCATCTTCCTTTATTGGATATCTTCTATCAGGATAGCCTGTAGAACTATTAATATCTACTAGCCCTTTTACGCCACATTTATAGCTCGCCTCTACAACATTTGTAATTAAGTTTATTTGGTTTAGTGCTATTTGAAAATCGGTCGGTACTAGCTTAGGGTTAGCGATATCTCCTGCAGAATGAACAACATAGTCTGCTCCATCAATCAATCTCATACTATCATCTAATCTTGTAAGATCGATATTCTGTACAACTTCAATTCTATCGGATTCTTCTACTTGTAATAGATTCTTATGAATATGAGTCTTAACCTTAGCGCCGCGCTTTAATAGCTCGGATATAAAATGCGTACCGATAAAGCCGCTACCACCTGTTACTACTACTTTTTTATCCTTATAAAACATGCTCTTTATACCATTCAATAGTTTGCTCAATTCCTTCTTTTAAACTTATTTTAGGATTAAATCCATATGATTTAGCTCTAGTAGTGTCCATTAACCTTTTTGCATCACCGACACGTTTTGTTATGTCCCATGTAACAGGTACGTTAAAATAGTCGCTCACTATTTCTGCTA